ATGGGTCATTTAGCAGGAGGAGGAGCACTTGGTGGTTTAGGACAAGCTGCACTTAGTGGTGCGGGAGAAACACTTTCTCATGGAGTTACTGGATTTGTACATCATATGGGAGTAGATTTTGCAAAACATTGTGGATTTGAAGCATTGGGATTAGGTGTAGGATTTGATATTGCACAAGCAGAAAAAATAGCAGCAAGAGCAGGTGTTACAACCGTAGGAGTTGTTCCACATTTGGGTAAATTATTTAATAATGCAATGAGTTATGTTATGTCCGAAGATGCTACACCAGAAAATGAAGAAAAGCAAAACGCAGATTTACTTATGAATTTGGTGGCAACCATTTTGGAAAAAATGAAAGATTTCAAACCAACATCACAACAGATGTTTGAAACAATGCAATCTTATTCTGAAGCTAAAAAAGAAAAAGAAGAAAAACAAAAAGGACTTGAAGCGACAAAATTATTAAAACCAATACAAGAACAAATTTCTCCATTAAAAAGAGAAAATGTAACTCATTTTGTAGAATATGCAACTAAAAGATTAAAATTAAAAGAAACTCCAAAAGTAACATTAGTAGAAGACCCTGAGTTTTCAAGACAAAATCATTCATTAGGTGGGTACAATGTTGATTCTAAAGAAATATTTGTAGCAACCGAAGGAAGATTAACTGCGGATATTTTAAGAACTATTGCACATGAAATGGTTCATAGAAAGCAAGATGAAATGGGATTGATTGGCGATTCAGTAAAAGATGGGGCAACCGGTTCAACTGTTGAAAACAAAGCAAATTCAATAGCAGCAATTCTATTAAGAGAATATGGTAAGTTAAATAAAACAATTTACAATGAAGACATCAATATAGATGTTGATAAGGGTGATACTGTTTTAATGGGTAAGTTTAAAAACAAAAAAGTTGTAGCAAAAGACTTTGGAACTGATGACCACGGAATGCCGACAATCAACGGTAAAGTTGCAACAACATTTAGAATACCAAGAGGAGAAAAGGCAAAACCAAATCCACAATCTGTATTTGATGAAGTAACTACTAATGATTGGCATTTCAAAGCAATTATGAAATTGTGGGATAAAGCAAATTCGTATGGTAAAAAGAAAATTGGAGTAGCAGTTTGTAATGACCCAAATGCTAGTAAAAGAGAAATCGAAGCCCAATTAAGAGATACTGATTACGAAGAGGTAACTGATATGACCGATAAATTGGGATTAAAAGAATATATCGAAAAAAAAAAGTTAAGTAAAATTGGTGAATCGGTTAATACAAAAAATCACAAACCTCACGGAACTGCTGACCATAATTTTAATCAACATCATAAAACTGCTAACTATACACCTGATTTTGGGTATCCTGCTGAGTTAGATACATATGATTTCGATGATACTACACAACAACCAGGACACCAAATAACCACAAAAGATACAGAGGATAGAGGATATGAGCCTGTTAAAACTGAAAAATTAACACAATCCAATTTGGATAGTGTTGAAAGATATGCAGATAGAGAATTAGACCCTGCTGATATAGAGTTTAGTAATCACTTTTTTGATAGAGTTAATGATACTCGTAATGGTAAAGAAATATCTGAACCAGAACTAACTGGTTTCTTTAAGAGATTAGGAAGACACAAAAAACAATTCATAGATTTTTTAGAAAAGTACAATCAAATCGTAGTTAAAGACGATAGAAGTAATATCAATATTCCATTTGTAAAGATGGCAAACAAAGTTATTGCTAAAACGGTAATGAGAAAAAGAGATTTTCAAACCAATTCTCCTACAATCGTAAACGAAATTACACAAGGTTTGTATGCAGGAACTCTTAAAATTGGTGGTAAGCCGGTTGATATTGAAGTTGAATTGTTAGGAGCTGATAATAAAACAAAAGAGTTTTTAACAAAGATAATTCACATAGATAAACAATATCAAAGTAAATTACCAATTGGTTCTACATTCAGAATACCAGCAAGAATATTCAGATTACCTGGTGGTGGATGGCACAAAATTAAATCATCTGCATTTAACGAAGAAACTGCACCTGAAATCATAAAAGATTTAGATAAAGTAAGACATGATTTGATTAAAAAGGTAGATGTTCTGATTGCTAAAAAGAAGAAACTTTACTCTAATGTTGATATTGAATCACCAATGAGTGCAGATGAAAAACAATTGGATAAAGATATACAATCTATATTTTCACAAATCCAACAAATAATTCTTAAAAAAAGAACTTTAAAAGAATCTTTAAACGAAGTTAAATGGGAGGGTGATGCATTCACTCGTTGTATGCAAGGTCAATTACCCCTTTCACTTAATATTGTTAAACAATTAGTTGACCCAATAAAAACAACTTCATTGCATGTAACTACAATTGAAAATTTACCAAAAGTTGCGGCATTAGAAGGAACTAAAAAATCAATTTCCACATTTAATAAAATTGATAAATACTCAAAGATTGTACAAAATGGAAAAGGAGTAGATACCGATGGTGGTGTATTTGTATTAGTATCGGGAGTAGTATTGGCACAAAGCATAATGGACTTATGGACTGCACCTGATAAGCAAGGTAGAAGATGGGTAAATCCTGGAACTATTATAGATGGTTTAGGAAGAGAAAGGGATATAATTTTTAATTTTGCACCACACCTACAACCATTTAAAAAAAGATGGTTGGAAGACCCTTTAAATGAATTTACACCAGAGGAAAAGAATAAATTCATAAGAGATTATTATGATGCCGCAGAAAAATTTATGTTAAGTAAGAAAAAAGAGTTTCAAGATAAATACTTAAACTCAAATGTATTATATTATGAATCGGATTGGAATGAAGTAGTTCTTAATCAAATCAAAATTGAAAAGATTTTAGCTATTCCTAGTAATTGGAGTGGAGATGAAATTGAAAATCAAAAAAAATTAAAAAAACTTAAACAAAAATATCCAAAAGTAGAAGTTGGAAAAAATACTACTGATATTCAAAACTTTATTAGAAATAATGGTGGAAGTATCAGAGAATCCATAAACCAAACCAAAGATTTAATAATGGAAGGTGGAGCATATGGGCATATGTCACATCCATTTGATGATATGGATTTAACTTTTGGTGATTTAAAAAATATTATCAAAGGAGCACTTACAGGTAATTTAGAATTGACAAGAGAAAAAACTGATGGACAAGCATTAGCAATCAGTTGGAAGAATGGTAGATTAATTGCAGCAAGAAATAAATCACACTTACAAAACGCCGGAGCAGGAGCAATGGGTATTGAAGATGTAGCATCAAAGTTTGGTGGTAGAGGTGGATTAACTGATGCTTATAACTTCGCTATGAAAGATTTATCTGCAGCAATTCAATCACTTTCAGAACCTCAAAGAAAAAAAATATTTGATGAAGGAAAGTGTTTTATGAATTTAGAAGTAATATGGCCAACTTCAGTAAATGTTATTCCTTATGGACAAGCCCTTTTAGTATTTCATAACACAACTTGTTACGATGAAAAGGGTTCTGCAATTGGTGCAAATCAGGGAGCAGCAACAATGTTAGCAGGAATGATTAAGCAAATTAACGCTGATGTTCAATCAAAGTATACAATACAAGGTCCACCTGTAACAGAACTACCTAAAAATGAGGAGTTAAGTTCTAAACAAACAAAATACCTTACTCAATTACAAAAGATACAATTTCAGTTTCAATTATCTGATAAGGATGGTGTATCCGAATATCATCAAGCATGGTGGGAAGATTTTGTAAATAAATCAAAAGTTAAATTACAAAAATTAGAAAAGGAAGCATTAGTAAGAAGATGGGCATTTGGTGATAAATCATTTCGTTTAAATACTATTGCCGATAAAGATGCTCAAAAGTGGGCAATTGATAATGATAAAGTAAATGTAGCTAAACAACAAAAAGAAAATGTTAGACAATTTGAAGAAATATTTTTGGGTGTTGGAGCGGATGTTCTTTCATTTATGGGTTCAGTTTTAACTGTTAATCCAGATGCAGCAGTTCGTAATATGAAAGATAGATTAAAATCAACTGCAGAAAAAGTAAGAGGTAGTGGTGACCCATCTAAAATAGCTAAATTAAAAATGGAATTAAGTAGATTGACTAGTATTGGAGGAGCGAATAAAATAGTTCCAAATGAAGGTATTGTATTTGTTTATAAAGGAAACACTTATAAACTAACAGGTACGTTTGCCCCATTAAATCAAATTTTAGGTATTTTTTACGAATAAAAATTATATATATACATATATACAAAGGTTATTAAATAAAATAGATTATGGCAAAAAGAACAAGTTTTGAACAAAAGAATAAGAACATTCATAAATCTCGTCAATTAGTAATTGATACGGTATTTGGAAGAACTGATGATAATCAAAACACATTCGGTTATGAAAAAGAAACTGAAAAGAAACATGAAGTTGGTGAAACGTGGGTAGATAACGATGGTAAAGAATGGGAGCAAAAGGATGGTTTTAAAATAAATAAAACCAAAATGGATGATGTAAGAGCTTATTTAAATAAAATAAGTAATTGTTCATCTGATAAATGTGAAACTATCAAATATTCAAAAGCTGATAAAAAAGCGATTGTTAAAACGGGAATGTGTATAACTTGTTTAGCTAAATTTGAAACACAATTAAGAATAGATGGGACATTTCCTTTTTATGAAGATTATAAAATAACATTAAACAAATTGGGATTCATTAGAGATTTAAAAGCTCAATATGAAGAAGCATTGACCGGAATTAAACAACAAATTGAAATGGTTAATGAAAATGGTACTATTAGTAAATGGCAATGGGATATCGATATAGATGTTGTTAAAGCTGATTTACAAAAAGATATTGATTCCTCTTACGAAGCAATAGAATTATTATTGATTAGAAAGATGGAATTAGAAAATAAGTTACTGGAATTAAATCATTCAGAATTAATAAAAAACTAAATTATGAAAAAATTCTTAAACATTAAGAATATTGCATTATTATTACTAATTGTAATAGTAGTTTTGCAACAATGTGGTGAAAACAAAACAAAAACGGGTGAAATTGTAAAAGTAGATGGTAAAAAGTATGAACTTATTAAACATGAAATTGATACAATTGAAGTAGTTAAAACCAAAGTAGTAACTAAGAAAGGTGAAGATATTTACCACGAAACAATAGTAGAGCATGAGGTTAAAGTGCCTGTAAATGTGGATACTAATGCAATTCTAAAAGAATACTATACAAAAGTATTATATAAAGATGTATTAGTATTACCAGATTCATTAGGAACAATTGCAGTAACGGATACAATTTCACAAAACAAAATCTTTGGCAGAACCTTTAATGCAAATGTTAAACAAAGAACCATTAAAGAAACTACAATAGTAAAAGAATTACCTAAAAATAAATTATTTTATGGTATTGAGGGTGGATTTAATAAAGCAGATGTTATATCCCATGTTGGGATGGGAATTTTATTAAATACTAAAAAAGATAAAATATATAATTTAGGTATTGGTGTTGCAAATAGAGTAGTAGATGGAACAAATGGTGGATTGACTCCTTACATCAGCGGTGGTGTATATTGGAAAATCCGATTAAAAAAATAATATGGCAGTTCAAGGGAAACCAACGAAAAGTCTAAAAGAAATAATTGCTGAAGAATATCGTAAATGTGGGGCTGACCCTATTTACTTTATGAAAAAGTATTGTATTATTCAACACCCGGTTAGAGGAAAAATACCTTTTCACCTTTATCCTTTCCAAGAAGATTGTTTAACTGACTTTAAAGATAATCGTTTTAACATTATTCTTAAATCTCGTCAGTTGGGGTTATCAACTCTATCTGCAGGATTTATTCTTTGGAAAATGTTATTCAATCAAGATTATAATGCATTAGTTATTGCAACAAAAGTAACGGTAGCAAAAAACTTAGTTGAAAAAGTAAGAGTAATGCACGACTTACTTCCTGTTTGGTTAAGAGATGGCGGTAATAGTTCAGTAGAAGATAATAAACTTTCCCTTAAATTAAAAAATGGTTCACAAGTAAAAGCAATCGCAAGTTCTCCAGATGCAGGACGTTCTGAAGCCCTATCCCTATTAGTAGTAGATGAAGCGGCATTCATTAGAGATATCGATGATATTTGGTTATCAGCACAATCAACTCTATCAACGGGTGGTTCTGCGGTAATTCTTTCTACACCAAATGGTGTGGGTAATTTCTTTCATAAAACTTGGGTAGCAGGTGAAGCCGGTGAAAATGGGTTTAATTGTATTAATTTACATTGGACTGTACATCCTGAAAGAAATCAAGCATGGAGAGATGAGCAAACTCGTATTTTAGGAGTTAAGGGTGCGGCACAAGAATGTGATTGTGACTTTATTGGTTCAGGTGATACTGTAATAGACCCGGCATTATTGACTTGGTATAAAGATACCTATATAATGGAGCCGGTTGAAAAAAGAGGATTTGATGGTAATCTATGGGTTTGGGAATATGCTAATTATAACAGACAATATATGGTTGTGGCTGACGTTGCTAGAGGCGATGGAGCCGATTATTCTACTGCGCAAGTAATTGATATTGATGATTGTTCTCAAGTTGCAGAGTATAAAGGTAAGATTGATACAAAAGATTTTGGAAATTTCTTAACATCTTTAGCAACCGAATATAACAATGCTTTATTAGTTGTGGAAAACTCAAACGTAGGTTGGGCATGTATTCAACAAATCATAGATAGACAATATGGTAATTTATTCTATATGAGTAATGACCTAAAATATATTGATGTTGAAAAGCAAATGAGTAATAAGTTTTATAGAGATGAAAAGCAAATGGTTGCGGGATTTTCTACAACATCTAAAACTCGTCCTCTCATCATATCAGCATTAGATACATATATGAATGAAAAAGATATTCTAATTCGCTCTCAACGTTTAATTGATGAATTATTTACCTTTATATGGACAGGTGGTAGAGCTGAAGCTATGAAAGGATATAATGATGACTTGACAATGGCATTAGCAATTGGATTATGGGTAAGAAATACTGCACTTCGTTTAAGACAGGAAGGTATTGATTTGACAAAGAGTATGTTAAGTTCAACTCAAATAAAACAATATGATGGTGTGTATTCAACTGGGTATACAGGTAAGAACCCATATGAAATGGATTTAGGTAAAGGTGAAGTTGAAAATTTAAGTTGGTTATTGAGATAATTATATATTTATATAGTGAAACTATTCTAAATGAACGAAGACTTAAATAAATGGTTTAAAGAAAAATGGGTAAACATCGGCAAAAAAGTTGATGGTAAACACCCACCATGTGGAACTTCGGGAGAAAAGAAGGGTTATGCAAAATGTGTTCCTGCCGCAAAAGCAGCTGGAATGAGTAAAAAAGAAAAAGAAAGTGCAACCCGTAGAAAGAGAGATGCACAAAATGATGCAGGTAGAGGTGGTAAAGATAGTAGTGGACAAGGTAAAACGCCAATATATGTTTCCACTAAACCAAAAAATGAAGATTGGAGTCAAAAATATAAAAATAGTATAGATTGTAATAATCCAAAAGGTTTCTCTCAAAAAGCACATTGCGCAGGAAAGAAAAAAAATGAAACTATGAATATAGAAGAAAAATTAAATTTATTCTTAGAAAAGAATTGCCCGACAGACCCTGGCAAATGGTCTGCATCAAAAGCAGCAGCAAAATCAAAGTTTGATGTTTACCCATCAGCATATGCAAATGGCTGGGCTGCAAAAAACTACAAATCAAAAGGCGGCGGTTGGAGAACTTGTAATGAAAGTTTAGGAGAATTAAACGCATTGCATGAGTGTTGGGATGGATATAGAGAAATTGGTGGCAAAATGAAAAATGGTAAAATGGTGCCAAATTGTGTACCTGTAAAAGAAGATATAAATAGTGATGATGATGTAAACTACGGATATGTTGAACCTGAAGAATATGATGTTGAAGATGAGGATATGGTAGATTTTATTGCTTTTATGAGAGGATATGATAAAAACCTAAATGAAGGTTGTCAATGTTTGAGAGAAGCAGAATATCAAGGTAGAAAAGTTCAATTGGGAAAACCAATGCAAGGTGATGTTAAGAAATTCAAAGTATATGTAAAGAACCCTGCGGGTAATGTTGTTAAGGTAAACTTTGGACAAAAAGGAATGAAAATTAGAAAATCAAACCCTGATGCTAGAAAATCATTTAGAGCAAGAATGAATTGTGATAGTCCAGGTCCAAGACATAAAGCAAATTATTGGAGTTGCAGAAAGTGGTAAAATTTGGAAACATCAAAAATTTTACTTATCTTTATAAATTAATATAAATTATAAAATGGCAGATAAATCAATATTCGGTAGGTTACAAAAATTATTTTCAACAAATACCATAGTTAGACAAACGTCTAAAGGAATTAAAGTCATAGATACTGATGAATATCAGAATATGACAACAAACCTTATAGACCGTTATTCACGTCTAAAGGTGACAAACTATGGAGCTGGATTAGGAGGATTGGAATCTGCAATGGCTTATCAGCAAGTAAGAATAGATTTATTCAGAGATTACGATTCAATGGATATGGACCCGATTCTATCATCAGCATTGGATATTTATTCAGATGAATGTACTGCAAAAAATGAACATGGTAATATTTTAAAAATACATCATGAAGATGATAATATTAAGCAGATTTTAGAAAATTTATTTTACGATATTCTTAACATTGAATTTAATTTATGGCCTTGGACAAGAAATTTAGTTAAATATGGTGATTTCTATTTACAATTAGAAATGGCTGAAAATTTGGGTATTATAAACGTTATGCCAATGTCTACTTATGAAATGAGTAGAGTTGAAGGATTTGACCCAGAAAACCCACAACGAGTTAAATTTGTTTACGCACCATATCAGAATCCAAATAGTTCGTATTCAGGTCAATCGGCTAAAAAAGAATATGAAAACTATGAAATTGCTCACTTCCGTTTAAATTCGGATGCAAACTTTTTACCTTATGGAAAATCTATGGTTGAAGGTGGTAGAAGAGTTTGGAAGCAATTACAACTTATGGAAGATGCAATGCTAATTCATAGAGTAATGAGAGCACCTGAAAAGAGAATCTTTAAGGTAGATGTTGGTAATATCCCACCAAACGAAGTGGATAACTACATGCAAAAAATTATAAACTCATCTAAAAAAGTTCCTTTCGTTGATGAAAGAACCGGTGAGTATAACTTAAAATACAATGTTCAAAACCTTATTGAAGATTATTATATGCCAGTTCGTGGTAGTGATAATGGTACATCTATTGATACCCTAAAAGGTTTAGAATATAATATGATTGATGATATTAACTACTTAAAAGGTAAGTTAATGGCGGCATTGAAAATTCCAAAAGCATTTTTAGGATACGAAGAAGATACGAATGGTAAAGCAACTCTTGCAGCTATGGATATCCGTTTTGCTAAAACTATTGAAAGAGTTCAAAAAGTTTTAATATCAGAATTAACTAAGATTGCAATCGTTCACTTATATGCACAAGGTATAGATGATGATAGATTGACTAACTTTACATTGGAATTAACTACTCCATCTAAAATTTATGAGCAAGAGCAAGTTGAATTATTTACTTCTAAAGTAGCTCTAATTCAACAAATGCAACAAACAAAGATGTTCTCTAAAGAATGGATGTATGATTCAGTTATGAAGATGGCAAAAGATGAGCAAGATGAATTAACTTTGGCTGTATTAGAAGATACAAAACAAATGTTTAGATTAACATCAATAGAAACGCAAGGTGTAGACCCTGCAAAAGAAACAGGAACAAACGGCCCAACAAATGTAGAAGAAGAATTAACTAGATTGAATTCGGAATTAGATGAGGAAGGACAAGTTGGTAGACCAAAAGACCCGGTTAGATATGGTAAAGATGACCACCCCGAAGGAAGAGACCCTTTAGGAATAAAAACTCTTAAACAAAAAGAAGGTTCTGTCCCTTATAAACCAAGAAAGAGCTCATATTTTGAAATATTTAAAGATATGAATGGTAATAAAAAAACTATTTTGACAGAAGATTTAACAAAAGAGTAGTATTCTTATAGAAAAATATATTTATATCTGACAAATTATACAAATTGATGAAAAAAATAAAACATTCAAAGTTTAAAAATACTGGATTTATATTTGAATTATTGGTAAGACAAATCACTTCAGAGATTATGTCAAATGATAAATCAGTAGCAGAAAAGATTTTGAAAGAGCATTTCAATGGTAAAAAAGAATTATCAAAAGAATTAAAATTGTATCAATATCTTATTAATGAAAGATATAATTCTGAATCAAAGGCAGAACAATTTATTAATACAATTTTAGAAGCTCGTAAGAGATTAGACGAGAAAAAACTTACAAAAGAAAAATATAATCTTATTAAAGAGATTAAAGAAACTTATAATTTAGATGAATTTATTAAATCATCTATTTCAAATTATAAAACATTAGCATCTATCTATAAGATATTTGAAACGGTGGTAACAGATGAACAATACGACCCAACGGATATCGTATCATCTCGTTTTACAATTGCGGAAAATATTATCAACTCTTCTATTCAAAACAAAGATATAAAAATAAAAGATGCAGTTTTAGAAGAATATAGAAAACAAGATGGTGATTTAAGAGCGGTATCATATAAATTATTAGTTGAATCATTTAATAAAAAATATAATAATCTTACAACCGAACAAAAAGGATTATTGAAAGAATATATCAATAATATCAACAATACAGGTAAATTAAGTGAATATGTTTCAAACGAAGTAACCAAATTGGTAGAAGGATTAAAAGAAGTTGGTTCTAAAATTTCTGACAAGGTTACAAAAATCAAATTAGCAGAAACAATAGTTAATATTAGAAAAATAAAAAGTGTTAAGAAAATTAAAGAACAACACTTATCAGCTATGATGATGACTTACGAATTATTAAATGAATTAAAACAATCCATAAAGAAATAAAAAATGACAAATTATAGAATATTCAAAATCAGTACATTCACTTCATCAAGTGTAATTACTAAAATAGGTAGACATGATACTACGGGTAATTACGATAAAGCATGGGGTGTAATGACTCCTGTTGGATTTGCTACAAGTGGTAGTTTATATGTAGAAGGTGGTGGTTCATTAGCATTACAAACATTAATACCTGGACAAATTTATCCATGTCATCCAACAGCAATTCAATTATCAGCAGGAACTGCATCAGTATTATCATAAACTAATTAGATATGCCAGCACAATCAAAAGCACAACAAAGATTTATGGGTATGGTTCATGCCGCTCAAAAGGGTGATATGAAAAATCCATCTCCGGAAGTTGAAAAAGCAGCTGATTCAATGTCTGATAAAGATGCTAAAGATTTTGCATCAACAAAACACACTGGTTTACCTGACCACGTTAAAGAATATATTCTTAAAGAAGTTAGAGGAGTTAAAACAATATATAAAGATTATTCAGAAGTTTTAGACCAAATTCAAAAACATTTGGATTTATACAAACAAACAAAAGGAACTCCTGCTGAAAAACAACATATTCAACACTTAAAGCAACTTAACAATAAGAAGAAAGCATTAGCAAACGAATTAGACCAAAAGGTTAGTGGTTTGTATAAAGATGCTGAATTGAAAGTTGATGAAATGAATGTTACTGGCAATGTTGATGGATATAACACTCCATTTGCATTTAGTGGTAAGGATGATGAAAAAACTAAAGGTAAAAAACAAGCTGATTTAACAGGATATACTGTAGTTAAAGAAAATCGTTGGTTAGAATTAAAAAATGAAGAATCAACCGCACAAGCTAAAATCGGTAGAGGTATATCTAATATCAATAAACAATTAAGAGAAATGGAAAGATTTCTTAATTGGTATGGTAAGATTAAGAACGAAAGTGGAGTAAATAATAAAACTTATTGGAAAAGAACAAATAGTCATATTTATAGTATAAAGGAACGATTATTAAAATTAGACCAAAAAATTAGACAAATTTCAGAATAATGAAGCTATCTCAATTAAAAGAACTTGTTAAGCAAGTAGTGAAAGAAGAAAACGATTACCAACAATTATTTAAGCATATGTTAGATAAAACTGGTAAGTCAATTACTGATATGTCTGATGAAGATAAAAAGAAATTCTTTAACGCCGTAGATACTGCATACAAAGCAAAATCGGAAGGTAGATTGACCGGATACAATGAAGCTGAACTAACTGCAGGACAAAAGAAAATTGATGTAGATGGTGATGGTGAGATTGAAGGTTCGGATTTAGCAGCATTAAGAGCTAAAAACGAATCGGTGAAAAAAAAAAGGTAAATGAAAATTTAGCAATTGATATAGTAGCCGCTTTAAGTGGGTTTATTATTGCTAAAATTATTTTTTATTATATGGTCGATTTGGTTGATAAAGGTATGAAATACTTTACGGCTAAAAAAGATTATAAAGAACCGGTTGAAAAAATATTAAATACTGTATCAAATGATGAAAATTTCATAGATAAGGTATCTGATATGGTTGATACGAAAAGAGGAATTGATAACATAACGGCTGATAAAATAGTTAAATCTCCATTTATTCAGAATTTAATTTCTAAAAATGTTGGTGATTTAGATAAAACGGAATTAGAAAACCAATTAAAAACTATATTTTTAAAGTCTTGGGCAGATAAATCAATTACTGATAAGGCGATAGAAAAAGTTAAAAAAGATATAAAGTAAGATGAATAAAGGATTATTGATAGAAACCCATTTGTTTGAAGCAAAACTTCAACAAGAAGAAAATGGAACTTATTTAGTTAAGGGAATCCTACAAAGAGCAGGTGCTCCTAACCAAAATAATAGAAGATATCCTAAAGATATTTTAGAAAGAGAGTGTAACAAATATCAACAACTTATTAAAGAAAGAAGAGCATTGGGTGAATTAGACCATCCAGATTCTCCGGTTATTAACTTAAAGAATGTATCACATAACATTAGAGAAATCTTTTGGGAAGGTGATGATGTATGTGGAGTAGTGGAAATACTTTCAACACCATCCGGTAATATCTTAAAAGAATTATTAAAGAACAATATCCGTTTAGGTATTTCATCTAGAGGATTGGGTTCGGTAAAAGAATTAAGAGATGGTACGGTAATGGTAGCAGAAGATTTTGAATTGGTAGGTTGGGATTTCGTATCTAACCCATCAACACATGGAGCATTTATGGCACCTTTGCAAGAATCAAAGCAATGGGCTAAAATAGCAGAAGAATGTGGTAAGTGGTGTAAATCACAAGATTTGATGAGAGAAATTATAATAGAATTAAACTAAATAATATGAAATTAATAAATTTACTACCTGGAAAACAAGTTAATGTTAAAGAATCAATTGATGATTTGGATACAACATTACCTCAATCAGTAGAAAGATATTTAGATAGAATGGTAAATCAAATTAAGGGAATGAACCTTAATCGTAAAAAAGAAATTCTTGTATTAGCTAGAGTAATTGATGCTATGGGAATGGATAAAGCCGAATTAATGAGATACATTCAGAAGATAAAACAAAATGATATTTTAAATAAAAAATAATGATACGTTTAAAAGATTTATTAAACGAAACTGAAGAGTTTCAACAACTTCCAACTGAATTGAAAAAGCATTTCTTAGAAATCATTTCAACATATAATCAGCATAGAGAAGGAATGAGTAGAAAATCCGATATTATGCAAATAGCAGAAACATTGGGTGGAATTGCAGATGCTGCACAAGAATATACTTTAAGAGAAGGTGGTGATTGGTTTGATAGAGTTACAATCAAACGTAA